GGGCAATGTTGTACTTGTCCATGTAGGTCTGCATCTGCTTGGTAGGCTTTGCAAGGTTTGTCAGACCCGTGCGCAGCGCCGTGCCGGACTGAGAAGCCTTGATACCGGCATTCGCCATTAAGCCTAAAGCAATGGACGTATCCTCCGCCGAGATGCCAAGGGCACCGGCAACAGGGGCTGCATACTTGAACGACTCGCCCAGCATGGATACGTTCGTATTCGCATTACTGGATGCCGAGGCAAGGATATCTGCGAAGTGCCCGGAGTCCTCCGCCGAAAGGCCGAAGGCAGTCAGGGCATCCGTGACGATATCCGAGGTGGTAGCGAGGTCTTCGCCGGAAGCAGCAGCGAGGTTCATTATGCCCTCGATACCGTCCAGCATGTCTTCAGTCTTCCAACCGGCCATCGCCATGTACTCGAAAGCGGAAGCAGCCTCGGTCGCGGAGAACTTGGTCTTGGAGCCCATCTCGCGTGCCTTGCTGCGAAGGGCATCCAGATCATCGCCGGTCGCACCGGAAATGGCCGCCACCTTGCTCATGCCTTCGTCGAAGTCCGCCGCTGTCTTAACGGCAGCAGCACCGACACCGGTAATGGCGAGGGTGACCGGCATCATTTTTTTACCGGCACCGGAGATGGAATCGCCAACGGACTCCATCTTCTTGCCGACCGCGTCGATCTTTTCCAGCGTAGCGTTGGTGTTCAGGGCTTCCTGCTGCAGGCGTTGTAGCTCCTGCTCGGTCTCGATGATTTCCCTCTGCAGGGCATCGTACTTATCCTGACCGAGCGTGCCTTCTTCCAGCTGCTTCTTGGCCTGCTCCTGTGCGGTTTTCAGGGTTTCCAGTTTATCCTTGGTCGCGCCGATGGCTTCCTTCAGTGCCTTCTGCTTCTGGGAGAGAAGCTCCGTATTGGACGGGTCCAGCTTCAGGAGTTTGGAGACATCCTTCAGCTCAGTCTGCGTCGATTTGATCGTCGAATTGACCGACTTCAGCGACTGCTCCAATTTTGTGGTATCGCCGCCAATCTCGACGGTGATGCCCTTGATTCTGCTTGCCACGGATTCTCCCTCCCTTCATCAGAATTTATCGAAGTCCTCCTGCGAGGCCACACGGTCGTATTTCACGCCGTCATTGCCTTTTTCGGTCCAGATGTCCAGCACCATACCGATGGTGAGGAGATCGAGGTCCCGGATGGAAATCCCGATCTCCACACACCGCAGGAGGAACAGTGCCGTGGTCATTTCACGGCTGCTCGCTTTGAGTTTTTTTAGACTGGACATCCGTGATGAGGTTCGTGCCCCACAGGTCCAGAATTTCCGGCAGGATCTCGTAAATGGAGAACATCTCGAACTGCTCCAGCCATTCATCGATAGTGCCGGGGATGGACGGGTCCGCGTGGAAGGCCATGATATAGGCCACGTTCTCGAAGATCTCCAGATCCTCGATCTCCATCAGGGACCCGTTCTCGCCGCCCTTGTCCTTAAAGGACTGTTCCAGTTTGGACAGGTCTTTGAAGATGTCCCGCTTGAACTTGATGCGGTACAGGCGCGGGACCGATGCGGAGGAGCGGAAACGCACCTCCTGTTCGCCGATCTTGACAGTTTTCTCGATCATAGTTCAGCCCCCCATTAGCCCTGTCCGCCAGTCGCCGCAGACTCCTGCGGGACATACACCGCCTGGTACCAGTTGCGGTAGACGCTGTCGGTGGTGTCGTCGCCGGTGCGGGATTTCACCAGACCGTCCTCTCTGGGATCAGCGGTCAGGGACAGAGTCTCCGTACCCGGTTCGATGGTTTCCTCCTTGGTCTCGGACTCGATGGACGGACGGGACGCCGTGCAGTTGTACAGCACGTGACGGATCGCCTTGATATCACCATCGAACTCGAAGAGCAGCGCGAAGTAGACAGACTCCGTGACATCGGAGTGCTCTACCAGGACGCCGTTGTTGTCCTTGACCTCCTGCAGGATCTCCGTGCGGAACCATTCAGGGATGAGCGCGATTTCCAGATCTCCGGAGTAACCGTTGTTGGCGGTGGAGCGGAAATACACGATGCCGTCCGCATAGAACGGCGAGGAATCGCCCTCAGCTTCAAGGGAGATGCTGACAGCGCCGGGGATGGCCTGCGGCGTGTCATACGTGAAATTGCCGTCGTCACCCTTGGTGAGCTTGGCAGCGTGCACGTTTTTCAGGTTGTATTTGACTTTGTTACCCATAGTGGTCAAACCTCCGTTTCAAATGAGTAGAGGACTTCGTAGAGCTTCTCGCTCTCGATCCAGACCTCGGTTTTGTTGTAAAAAATGCCATGCTGATCCAGCACGGCTTCGAGCGCATCTTCCAGCTCCGGGTTTTTCTCGTCGGTGTACAGCTCCACATGAACCTCGGCGACCTTCAGGTACACCGCGCCATCGGCGGAGAAGTTATCCGAGCCCGGATACAGGAAACAGATAAAGGGCGGATCGGGCGATTCACCCTCCGCAAAATGGTCGTAGGCGATGGGAAAAGAAGTCTCCTTGAGCATCGCCATCAGTTCTGTATGCGTCATGGCTTTACTCCTTCAGGGCCTGCAGGATGTCCTGCTCCAGTTGTTCTGCGCCGACTTCCTCTGCCGGAGCGATATGCGGGATTGCCCGGACCCGGCCACCGCCGCGCTTGGCATGGCCGTGCTCCAAGAGGTGCGCCAGCATATACCGGGACGGCGAATACACCGTAACCTGCATGGAAGTAGCCGTTTCCTCCGTCGTCTTACTGGTCCACGACTTGGCATAGCGTCCGGTTCTCTCCGGAGCGGTACTCCTGATCTCGTCTCGGACGGTGGTCCCGGCTTTCTTCACAGCTTTCTTCACGGAGTCGGCAGCCAGATCGTTGTACTCCATCAGGCCTTCCATCACGGCATCCGCCAGACCGTCGATCTGTACTTTTCGGTTAGACATATCCGTTACCTCTCAACAAGCTCGGTGTGGAGCTTGCGGCTGTTGCGCTTAAAGCCCATCTCATCGATACTCAGAATGTTGTAGATCCGGCCTTCCAGAAGGACGCGGTATTCCTTGGAGTTGACAGCTGCCGTCTCGGAGGAATACCGGACGGTGATGTCCAGCTTGTCAGCCTCTGTCGTATGGCCAGCCGACTCTTTTTCGCTGGCAGACAGGCCGCTGGTGAGCGCTGTGGCCCAGCAGTTGAAGTAATTGTTCCATGCTGATTTGTGGTTCCCGTACTTGTCCACCACGGTTTCATTCTTCTGGATGGTGATTCGTACCCGAAGTCCTGCGATGTTCATCTGAGGCCTCCTTCCCGGATAGCAAAAAGGAGCGACCGCAGTGTCATTGTCAGGCTGTGATGATCCGCTTCCTCCCGGTGCTCGTACAGATAGCCGAGGGTGTAGAGGATGGCGACCTTCAAGGTCTCCCGGATGGACTTTAACTCCGCATCAGGAAACGACAAAGAATGGCCGGGACCATCATTGATCTCGGCCCACCGCTCCGGTGACAGTCTGGCGACATCCATGCACAGACGGATGGATGCTAAGAGGAGGCTGCTGATCACAGCATCCTCATCCGCAGAATCCACCCGGAGGTACGTCTTGGCTTCATCAAGCGAAATCAGTGTCATGAGGCAGCCTCCTTTCCATTATCAGGAACCGGACTGAGCGGTACCTTTCTGCTGCAGAACCTTGATCGCCTCCGGCAGGACAGTCTTGCCATCCAGACGCTTGGAGGCGAGGAAGCCGACCTGACCGTTACCGGCGAACAGCTCGTTCAGGCGCTTGAAGGTGATGCCCTGACGGTCGCCGATCCAGTAGTAGTTCAGATCGCCGAAGATGACGGTCTTTTCACCGGCAGCCGCTTCCGGCATGTATGCGGAAGTGAAGTACGGCCTGCCGAGGATCGTGGGAACGTCTCCGTCGCGGAGAGCGGGCTGCCACAGGTACTGGCCGTTGTTGTCCTTCAGTTTGCGGACGAGCTTGACGGTCGTGTCATTCAGCACCCAGATCGCGTTCTTGCGGTACGGAGCCTTGAGGCTGAAATACAGGTCGATCAGCTCATCAGCGGTGATGGCGGTGGCACTGGCAGCAGTAACGCCGACCTCGCCGCCGCCCGTGGCATTGAGGATGCCGGTGGGCTTGGAGGAGCCGTTGCCGGTGAGGAACGCTTCTTCCTCCTTGTCGCCAATGCGGCGGGAGAACTCGGAAGAGATATAGCCTTCCAGATCAAAGGCGGCATCGTTCAGGAGCTCCTCAGAGACCTTGATGATGGTGCCGACCTTGTGGGCATCCAGCTGCACCTGACCAAAGACGTCGTCGCTTTCGGTATAGGCACCTTCCTCGTCGATCCACGCAGCGGAGCCGTGAGAGGCCACGACGGGGATCTTGTGCAGACCGCTGGAAGTGGTGATGACGTGCGCGTTGGCACGGATCACGGTGGCCGCATTCAGGCCCTGCACGAGGGTGCGCTCGAATTCGTCAGGAACGAGGTAGCCGCCCTCAGAATCCACGCCTTCCTGTAGAGCGTTTTTCATCTCCGGAGTCATGGAATCCTTATGGCGGGTGACGTTCCAGAACGCCTTTTTATAGGCATCGGATGCGCGACCGGTCTTGGTGTCCATCTTGGCGGGAGCCGCAGGCTTCTCC